ACGGCCGTATTTTTGCCCGGCGTTTTATCAATGATTTCCTGCGCTTTCCTTGCGATGTTGTCCCAATAGGAGAGTGAGCCATATGGGCCTACTTTGTCCGCGTCTTTGGCGAGATCCTTTTGATCTTTCGTTAACTCACCAGTTATCTTTCTTCGCTTGGCATCTAATTGGTCAATCTGCTTTTGAAGGGAGTTGAATTTAGCAGAAGTCGTTGCCGTTTCCTGCTGAGCTTCAAGATTTTTAATTTCTTTCTCGTAATACTTGACTGTCTTGGGTGCGGCAAGGGCGGCAGCTTCAGCAAGTTTCTTGGCCTTTGCCGCTAATTCTTTCTGTCCCTTTTCAGATTGAGAAGAAAGTTTGTCATAAAACTCCTCTTGCTCCTTAATATATTGTTCACGGTTTTTACGAACCAGAACACGGCCTTCCTTTTCAGCGCTTACTTGGCTCTTAGAATATGCCTGAGCATACGCCAATCCACTCAACTCTATAAATGAAGGCAAAAACTCTGTATCTTTTTTACCAGCTTTTGCGGCTGCAATATTCTCTTTTGCTTTCTGCCTTTCTCGATCAATCCCATCCTGACGGATTTTCTCCTTCATTGCGCCAATATATCCTTCAATGGATTTTGTGGCATCTTGGGTTGCAATGTTTTCAAGATTGATCGAATTAAGGTGCTTTGGAGAAAGTGCAACTAATTCTTGAAGTTTTCTTTTCCGTTCATCCTGGCTCTTGGTTTCATCCTGAATTGCCTCGCGAAGTTGATCTATTTTTATTCTTCGTTCGGCATCTACTTTGTCAGCATTTGTAATTTCTACATTAAGCCTTTTTTGAGCCTGTTGTGCATCCGTAGCGGTGTCTCTAAATAATGCAATGGCAGTTATAAGTGAAACTAACGCAGTTCCGGCAATGACGTATGGATTAGCCTTTGTGACAAGGTTAAACAAGGCTTGTGCATCAGCAGCAGACTTGATAGATAAACTTAATTGATGGAAAGAACTGATTGCTGCGCCGGCTGCCGCAAGGGACTGAACCGCAGCGGTTGAAATAATCGCAGCACGGTAAGCGCCGTAAGAAGCCACCAAGATTTTCAGAACATCAAGTACCGGCTCATAATTCTGAACAATTGAAGTTGCAAACTTGATCGAATCACCTAATGCGCCTTCCTGCGAGCGGCCAATGTCATTAAACATGATTTCAATGGCATCTTTAAGCTGTGAAGTAAGTCCGGTTAATGACTTGCTTTGCTTCTCCATCAGGTTGAAGAACATACCGCCCGAACCAGTCATATTTTTAAATGCCTGTTCAACCTGCGGGAATCCTACTTTACCCTGTTCAACAAATTCGTTTACCTGATCAACATTGACCTTCAGTACTTTGGCAAGTTCGGCATAGATTGGTATTCCTCGACCTGCAAATTGCCGGATGTCGACTGCATACGCTCTGCCTTGCGATTTTAACGTTCCATACAGATAAGTCAAATCACCAATTGGAACAGACACGCCAGAGGCAACATCACCGAGCATCCGAAGTTCAGATACTACGGTTTCGGACGCGCTACCATACGCTAAAAGCTGCTTTGTCGCATTTGCTGCATCTTTTAACCCGAAAGGCGTTTGCGCTGCTAATTGAACGACTTCACCAAACAGCTTGTCAGCCTTTGTCTTGCTACCAAGCATGGTATTGAACGCAATTTCCAATTGCTGAAATTCGCCGCGAACTTCAATCAGTTTGCCGGGAAGCTGCCTGAGTTCATTAAAAGCAAATGCACCGGCCGCGATCCTTCCAAGGTTCTGAAAAGCGGAATCAATGCCTTTAGTTTCATTTTGAACATTGGTCGCTAAACCTCTGATGCTGTTCTGCATCTCAGTAATGCTTTTTTGAAACTGCGAATTAGCTATGGTTGCGTCAAATGATAAGGCGCCACTGTTATTGTTCATCTGGGTAGTGTGTTGATTGACTGAAGGAAGTCAGCTAATTGATCATGGTTCATGACCTTTGGTTTGGCTTTCTTATCCGAATCGCCTTTTTTACTTTCATACGAAGGAGCATCTATGAGCATGCGCTGAACGATAGGCCAAGGAATGCCCCACAAAAGATAGTCGTATGTCCATCCAAAATGTGCGCAAATAGAACCGCGTGAGCCGTAAGGGCTTTTCAATCCTCGTTGTCCGGAATCTCTATCAGCTGCGGTTTCGTCGTCCTTTGGATCGACAGGTATCTGATAGAGCCGATAAAATCCTTGTAGTTATTCAACCCGTTTATGATAACTGCTAATTGATATAGCATGCGAGAATCAATACGCCATAAGAAATATCCGGTAAGAACCCAGATAAGCAGACCATAAAAGGGATTGTTATTCAATACAGCAATAGCGACAATCTTGGCGCATCTTTTGGCATGCTTAGACGTCATAATCCTTGCCGCAAGCAGCGAATCCTCCTTCATAAGCTCCTCATCAAGGTCAAGACGGATATATTCGGCAGATAGCCGGTCCATCACTCCTAGGCACTGCGGTTTGATTGTAATTGTCCTTGTTTTCTTTTTGCTGAGCCAGCCAGTCCACCGTTTGCGGACCTCAAATGACACGCCGTTGCTATTGAGAATATCAAGCTCTTTTTTCTCAGCCTCTATTGGGTCAAATTCTTGTTCTTCCATAGTGTGTATTCAAAAAAAGCCTCGCATTGGAGGCTTTTATGTTCATCAAGTGTGTAATGGATTATACTTCGGGGCCGATTGTGTATGGCGCTGTATTTGCCTTTTCAGGAAGAAGAACGGAGATGATCAAATCAATCAGGAACAGACCGTCTTTCTGTAAGGAGAAATTAACTTTACCTGAAAATTGAGCACGAACAATGGTAATGATTTTACCCTTCTTAGGAGTAATTTTCACTGATTGCTCAATTACAGTGGCCTGCAGTGGCGCACTCCATACTTTATTAGCCTCGGTAGTGCCGGTAGATGCTCCACCAATCAGGCGTTCCAGATTAGCCGCTGTTACATCCATAACCGACAAGGTGAGCACCAATGATCCGGGCGTTACATCCTTTTCAATGGGCTGATCTGAAGTGATAGAGAAAAACTCCTTGGTAGTAGGATCTCCCTGAAGAAGCTGGGCAGTAGAATCGGCTGAAATGTTTCCCAAGTCAGTCCAAACGGTGCCCACCCCTTTGTCGCCCGCAAGTGGAGCGACTTCAATTTTACTGGTACCTCTGGTTGATGGCATTATAGTGTGTGTTTAAAATTTCTTAATCTGTTTCGTAAAACTGAAATTGAAGCCGGAAATTGACGTAGTGCTGGTTAATGTCCGGCTCCTCAAAAATGCTTTGCGTTTCAATCCAAAAGCTCCAATATGATCCATGAGCATTTTCAAACAAGTCCATCCCGAGTTTAGACAATTCGTCAATTCGCCCTGAATCCTGAGTAAGGAAGTTTAAGCCCGGATAAGCAACATCCTTGACATAAATGTTCACGTTTACAGTCATACGTTGAATGGTATTGACTGTGACCGGAAGAGAATTGATTACGATGTCTTCCAGAACTGAATCATTCGGTCGTTTCCATTTGAACACTCCGCCATTAACAGCTTCATCCAATGCGCTTGCCTTGATGAACTGGTAAACTATGGTTTCAGCCTCAGCGGTTGTTCTCATTTCATCTTGTTAATATTCAGCTTCAACTCCGCAATCATTCTTGGCATTTCGGTTTTGCTTAACTGCTCGGCGCTGTCCAGAACATTGCGTCCACGTGATTCAACTTTGGCAGCGTAATTCATTCCGGCAACAACAATCAAAGCATATCCGCGCGGGAATTCAACAAGCAACTTGTTTGCAAATTCCTGAGCTTGCTTTGTGCCCTTTGTTCCGCTACCTCTTACCGTAACCTGAAAATTCTGAAATACGAGTTTGCCGTCTTTTGCAATTACATATCCAATAGAATTACGCAGATTACCTGTGAAATTGGTGTAGGTTCCATGGGAACGCGCATGATTGACAAGCTCTTCTCCTAAGTATTTTAACCTAGTCAGAATCTGTTGATCGATCTTGTCAACCTTGCTTTGAATGTAGGCTGCAATGCTGTTCGGGTCAAATGTTGCTTTTACACCCATATCCTGCAATGAAAGAAGTCCCTGCTGAAATTCTTGACCGTTTCTTCAATCCTTACCTTGCCTTCACTTATTACCTGAACCCTGTCACCTTTTTTAAGGTCAGGACAAGACTTAGGCGCATAAACAATGGCTGAATAAGTGTAGTAAACACCGTCAGGACCTTGCACTTCACGTTCACCGGATTGTTCGTCACGACATTTGCAAAGCGTTACCCATGATTCAGAACCGGCGAAAACATTGCCTTTTGAATTGACAAAGCCTCCATCAGAATTGCTTTGTTTCAGATCGTAAGGATACAGGCCCGCTACCATATATTGCTCTTATTGACAATTTTAGGCGTTGAGATGCTTTCACTTACAATGCCGAGATCAGCGCACAGAATAGCATAATACTCCTTTAATCCGGCCTGACTTCTTTTAATGGTGAAGTCACCTTGCGAGATTGATTCAGGAGCAAGAAACAGTTCAGGAATAAATGAGACAAGAGCTTGTTTTACAGGTTTACTGAGATCAGTGGCATAAGTGTCGTCTCCGATCAAGCCGGAGTCTGCTAACATACCATCTAACTCAGCATCAGTGATGTCGATATAGTATCGGTTAAGCTTTGCTGCAATGTATTCCCGAACTGTTGCCATTATGCTTGCGGTTCATCAGGTTTAACATCAGAAACTACTGGTGCTTGTGGCGCTTCCGGAGCTTTCTCCTCCACTTTTTTAACGGCAGGCTTTGCGGCAGCACGTTTAGCAGGAGTCTTTGCAGCGTTAGCCGTCGCTTGTGGTGACGATTCTTTGCCAGTAGCGGCAGCAGCTTCCTGAACCGGAGCAATCAATTTTTTGTCAAGCAGTGTCAGAATCCTTTCGTCGGAAAGGTGGCTTACATCATCACCTTCGTTGTAGGCGACATCGAAATTATCAATGTCGCGGAAGTCGGCAAGTGCTACGAATTCACCTTCTGGTTTTTGAGTCTTTCCCATTACGCCTGTACAGTTTTGGAGTCCAGTAAGTAGATCTGATCAACGTTGCCAATTACCGGAACCACGCGCGCCTGAGAAGTAGTGAACTCAGCCAGTGCAGGACGGTTTGTGCGGAACTTGGAAACAAGCAGGAAATCATCAGCGGTTTCGTATGAAACACCTGCAACAGGGCTATCTTGTTCTGCAAGGCGAGCGTAAACAAGGCTACCAACCTGAGTTGTAGAAAGCGCGACAACCGCACCGTCTGCCCATGGGCGAACAGTTGTTTTAACGCCGTTCTTTTCATAGCGGGCTGTGAAGTCTACTATTGTAACGGTATCAACACCGATACGCTCCTGCAAAACCTGTTTTACCTGATTAGAGGTAAGGGATGGAATTTTTGTATAATCACCACCAAACCCGATTCCGGCTCCGTAAAGCTCCTTCATCTGGGTTGTTTTGATCAGGTTATTCCAAGCCGTTTTGTCCATCATCAGCGTTGTAATTGTATTCCCGTCAGCAGTTGCTTTGGCAACGACACGGCCCAAATCATCAATCGGAACAGCGCCGGTAGGATTCGACCATACAACAGAAGCGCCGAATTTGTTTTCGGTCGGATACTTGTAATCCATACGAACACCCACTCCAGTATTGTCAGTGTCGGCTATTGCCACACCAGAAGACAATCCCTGAAGATACATGAATTCGTTACGCTCGTACGGGCCTTTGATAACACGTGGGGTGTCTTCAAAGATTTTAGCAGCGATCTGCGCCTTTGTTCCGCCTTGTGCGCGAAGTGTGTAAAGCTCTGTAAGCTGTTTTTCATTCAGCCAAAGCTCCATTCCCATTTTCGGAATGTCACCGGATGCGCCACCCATTGAATCGCGGGATTTCAGCGGAAGGCTTGAATCCATTGCGACAAAATCAGCCATTACATTGCTGTAAGAGCCGAAAAGTGTTTCCCACTTGCCTGTAACAGAATACTCTTTTTTGAGCATTTGTCTGTGCAGGTATATGCTCGGCGTTTCAGCCGTACCGTTCAATTCCTGTACAACGCGGATTACAATGCCAGGGAAGAACTCATTAATGTATTCGATGAATTGAGATTGTTCCATGGCTTAGTCTTGTCTGAAATCGATGAGTGGAAGAGCGGTTTTTACAGCGGCAAGAATTGTCGTCATTGGGAAAGGAGCAGCAGCAGGATTGACCGTGCCGCGAACCATGATACCGGCCTCTGCCTTTGTTTTCAAAATTGACGCAATTAAAATACCTGCATAGGTATGACCCGCTGGCAATGCGCCGTAAACGGTATCGTTGGTTGCCAGAGGCATGGGCTTATGATTGCCCGAAGCGGTTTCAACAATGATTACATGACCGGCCTTGATAACGTCAGGCCCAAAGCCTGTAACGTCCAATGCCCTTCCGCCTCTTATTGTTTGGAAAACGTCAACAATAACAACGTTATCCTTCGAGGTGTCAATCCTGTAACCATCTTTTGCGAGATTAACTAATACTCCCATTTTTTATGGCTTGATAGATTCGTAAACCTTATCGACTTCCTCCTTGGAAGCCTGTTTTTTGCCGCCGGTGTTGTTGTTTACTTGAAATGGCTTTCCATTACTCGCAAGCAATTGATTATTCCACTGCTGCGTAAGAGCTGGTATTCTTGCTTCTGTCTTGGTGAGAAAATCTTGAAAGGCTTCGTCTGATTTGAATTCAGAAAGCTCGAAATTTTCAAGATACATTTCCTTAATCGAATCAGGAGCATCTTTAAGCTTTGCTTCAAGTAGTGATTTTCTAGACTCCGCTTTTTTCCCATTTTTAAGTTCAGATAATTCCTGAGCTATTGGGGTTATAGCACTTGCAATAGCATCGGCAATTACTTTTTGCAAGTCGGTTGGAGCATCTTCAGGCTTTGGTGGATCCTGTGGCTTTGGATCGGCTGGCTTTTTCTCTTTGGCTTCGAGCGTCCTGAGACGGTCATCCTGTTTTGCTATTTCCGAAAATGGAATAATAGCGTTGAGATAGTTCAGCTTCTCATCAATTTCAGTCTCCGTAGTTTCTTCGGTGATTTTGAGTTTATCCGGATTTGCATATTCGTCTAACCTCGCTTTGGAGAGATTCACGCCTGGGTACAATGCCCTCAGTCGTGCAATAATCTTTTCTTTCATTAGTGTGTGTACAGTATGAAAATAATGTGAGACAAATATAATCATACTGTATACAAATACAATACACTTTATTATATTTGTATAGAAAATTTTACACACTATATATGATCAAGGCTGTATTGTTAATTATATCTGTATTCTGGTACAATGCAGCTATATCCCAGACCACATTTTCAATCACCATACCGCAGGATGTAGCGACAAAGCAGTGGGTTGAAACTTACGTAAAGCAGAAGATCGACAGCCTTAAGTCTGCTACTGTTCCGGTGGTGTCATTACCGCCTTGCCCAGAAGGCCCGACGATTCTGGACATTACCAACATCACCAAAGACTATCTCACTTTCAAGTTTCACGGCAAAGGAGTTGAGGAGCTTCAGTGGGTTATAAATGGGAAAGCTGCTTCTGCCGCTGGCATAGAAACTCCCAAATCCAGTTTAGTCAAGATCAGTTTTCCGAGCCTGCCAAAAGGAGAGTACACCCTTGCAATAAGCGGCACTAAATGCACAGGATCAAGCACACAAACTTTCAAGGTTAAGTAACACACTATGAAAAGCCTTTTTAAATTCTTATTCCTCCTACTTTCATTACCTGCGTTCAGTCAGTCAGTTATTACAGTGCCTTCTTCAGGTGTTGTAGCAACTGAAGAATGGGTTAAGGAATACATCTTCACACAGCTTGAAAAGTACAATGTTTCTGACTGTGAACTCAAAGCCGTAAACGTTGTCTATGAAGACGGCGCACTTGAATTTGCATTAACCGGTATTCTTCCAGGTCTGAACAGTTATTCTGTCAGAATTACAAAAGGCGATCAGGTTCAGTATTGGAATGATATTCCATATTCGGCAGGAGAGAGGCTAAGGCTTGAAAATGTACCTGATACAGATTCTGCAAGGGTAACAGTCAGAGCTGTATTGCAGCCTTCCTGTTATTACAGCTTTGGTTACAACATAGACGGAAGCCCCGAACCTGATCCGCAGGAACCGCCAACAACAATACCGGCATGCACAGCAGGCCCGCTGATTCAATCAATTTATAACATTACCGCATCTGGTTTATCAACGCAGTTTCATGGAAGTGGCGTAACGTTGGTTTCCTATAAAGTACTTAACTCGTCAGGATCACCAATCAGGACCGGCCAGATCGCGCCAACCTCTTCAATTCTAAACATCGGTTTCAGTTCTGACATTGCACCGGGCAATTACACGCTGCGTCTGGATGGCGTATCGTGTAATGGTTTCAGTTCCATGGCATTTACTTACTCCGGAAGTGCGGGCGGCACTGATCCACCTGCACCCTCTGGTAATGTAGTTGCCAAATACGTTGTCAAAGGCTACCCTGAACACATGAACATTGTGGTTACAGGAACGGGAGTCAATAAAGTTATCAATGATCTTTCCCCTCTTACACCAGCTGATGGATACGAATTCAGGTACTTCATCAATGATAAGGTAGAAAAACGCTCTTCTCGTTTAGTTGATTATCCTTGGCCTTCCGATGTACCTCTCGGCATTTATAAGTTACAGATCAGGCCGGATATTACAAACCTGAACATCTGGGGTTATGATGAAGGCTGGAAAGATCCGAATGCCGGTAAAACCTTCAGCTACAATACGACCTGCGCGTTTACCAACATCATTTTTGATGATGAAACATCAGGTTTCAATCCTTCCAAACAGGTAGTACAATGGATGGATTATTTGCCTGATATGCCTTCTACGGATGGTAAGATCTGGGTAATGCCGAAAGGCTCCATCAGTACGGTTGCACAGCTTCAGGCAAAAGGAGTAACCAACTTCTCCAATTATGAGATTGCCGGACTGAGTACCAATGAACAGGTTGCACTTGCCAATGCCGGAAAGACATATGATGAGGTTCCGAAAACCCCTCAGCAGTTAAGCCTTCCTGATCGCGGCGCGGGTGTATGGAAACCTGAAGGCGCAGACTTCTCTCAGCAGTGGAACACACAATTCTTTGATTTCACGCCGGGACAAACCGAGCCTTTAACACTCGAACAAGGCGCTGCGAAAGGTAATCAGTATCCTGTTACGCACAGGGTAATCGTTTTCGAGAATAGTGAGAATACGCATTACATAGGTTCTCATTGGCCATTCTGGAAACCTTACTACCAGAATCTTACCGCAAGGATGCAGGCGCGTTTCCCCGGAACATGGCGCATTGCTCACAATTACTTTACCGGCGCGGTTAATCCTTATCCTTTCATTGCAGACTTCGATAACAAGCGGGCGGCATACGGGGATAATCCTTCTGTACTCGGTTACATGAACCGGTTGCAGGCTAAAAACTTCTTAGTTGCACCGTTATCTGATTATCCGCCATCAAATCTTCTTCCGGGCGGAAACATGGAAAGCGTTAATTCTGCTTGCTACGGGTTGTATTTCAACTCACCCGATCTTACTCCCGACAATGCGTACAGAATGATTTATCATTCCCACATCACGCACAAAGCTGGCAAGTATGATCTGGCGTTCATGCAGACCTTTTATGAATGGCATCCGAATAACCTACAGGAAACCACCTTCCCACAAGGCAAATTCTACAAGTATGTGAAGATGCCTCACAACCCTGCGCAGGTTATTAATTATGCCTTTATCAGCAGGGTTTTCATGGATGGCTTTATCCCGTTCAGTTCAGCAGCTAAAACGGACGGAGCATTCCGGTATGATCGCGCTTACTGGGATAGCAGCTTATGGATTCCAAACGGCTCAACTACTCCTCAGAATAATGACACTTTCCCTTACTGGAAACAGCCGGGGCAAGCAGAGGCTTTTGCAACATCGGGTTTTGAAGATTACGTTGCGCTTGGCATGCAGAAGTACTACAATTCCTTCATGCAGACCGCTGGCGGAACAACCAACTTTCTACGATATAGGATTGATAATGGCAACTGGGTAGAGGCGCAGAACCATGACATATACGATGTTGTAGATGGATTCTACGACAAGCGCGCCATTGTTTACTCCCAGGTTAAAAACGGCAAACTGGCGGTGATGTACCTGAATCCTTATGCGGACGGAGCGATTCACACGCTTCAATATCAATACAATGGAGTGACTTACAGCATGCAGGTTGCCAGTACGATTGTTCACGAGAAATTACATCAGTTATGATCATAAACTCAGAAATTCGGCAAAATAGAGCCTTGTTTTTATCTGAATTACGATCTGGCAAATACAGTAAAGGATGCATTAAGTCCGACGAAAAAGGCAATCCCGTATTTGAAAATGATTCAGAAAAGGAAGGTCACTGTTGCTGCGCAATTATGGCTCATCTATTTGGCTGGACTCCAACAGGCATATTGAGCCTGTCTAGGGCAACCAAGGCTTTAGGTATAACGAGTAAGGAGTGTAAAATAATCCAGTCAGAAATTAACGACAGGAACTCTACGCTGATAGAAGATGCGGATGTGATTGAAAATAAAATATTTAATAAATACTGACATATGGCCAGACACCAATATACAGAGGGAAGATCAAGTATTGATACAACAGTTGCCATAATTGACACAATAGCTTTTTTATGTACGCAATTGAGCCGCAGAAACCTAGACGCAAAAGAAGCAAAAAAGGCTATTAGCAATTTGCAGTATGACGAAAAGGCTTTTCGAGCTTTCAAGCGATTAAGTATGACAGACGAAGACATAGCAAACCGTGAATTAATTAGTCGGGTTGCGCAATCTATTAAAGATAAACACACACCAATCGAGCTATGACCAAGATCGAAAAGCTAATCCTTCTCGGCATGCTGTGCCTGATCACAGCCGGAACACTTGCACTTTGTTACGGAGCTTATCAAAACCAACAAAACCGGATACATGAAGAACGCTAAAAAGCAATGCAGTAAGCCATGCCAAGCATGCAAGTTAAAATGTGCCAGACAGCGAGATCCGAAAAGGCCAAAGAAGGAAAACCAAGATTAGAATGAAATTTACACACACACTAATATTACTTATTATCTCATTGACCTGTACCGCTCAGGTTGATATTCATTTCCCGAATACCGGCGATGCCGCAACTCAGGAATGGGTAAAGGTGTATCTGGATCAATGGCTGCAAAAACTTCCTGCAAAGCCGGATACAACTACAACAACGCCGGTCTGTCAGGGCGGACCCGTTTTGAATGCGGTTCTGGCTAAATCAACAACCGGACTTACTTTCAACTGGACAGGGGTAAATGTTCCTTCTCTCGTCTGGAATGTAAAGCAGAATGGAAACGTGATCAGAACAGGATCGGCAAGCAGCGCATCACAAACGGTTTCTGTTACATATACCGCTATTCCGTACGGCACATATGAACTGCAGCTTGTCGGCTTGACTTGTCAAACGGTTTCGGCATCCGTCAGCTTTTCGCTTTACAATACCACACCATCACCGGTTACTTCCGGTCGGCATGTTTACATGAACTTTACCGGATATGGGTTTGATGTAAACGAACCTTCCGGGCTTTCACCTGAATGGAGAGAAAGAGCTGAGGCGTTCCTGAACATGAATTACCAGGGCAATGCTTTCAAAGGTATTGACGGCATCAGGATTAATGTAAAATGGTTTGAGTACGAACCATCGGAAGGCTCATTCAGGGATGATAAAATAATTGCCGCAATCAATTGGTGTATTGCCAGAGGCATTAAATTAAGTATTGACCTTGTTCCGTGGCGCAAGGATGGCGACAATTTTATTCCACTCGACAATCAGACAACCATTGTTAACGGTAATATCTGGTATGAAAGGCCGGGATCAAACGAGTTCATTTACATGCCTTCCATGAATAGCGCAATCGGCCGGACAAAGTTTAAGAACTGCGCCCGCCACTTGTCGCAGGTAATGAAATCTTATCCGCAGAACGTTGATTACATTTCTTGCACCACAGGCCAGACAGAGGAGTTCTATCTGGCAAAGAATGAAAATCCTATCATAATCAGCGGATACTCGAAAGTAGATCTGGATGCATGGGCGGTATATTCAAACAATCAACCTGTTCCTTATCCGGCCGGTGAAGGGGAGGAGGCTGTAAACTACTTGATACAGACACCAATCGGTAAGTTATGGTATCAGTTCCAATCAGAGGCATTAAGAGGGTTTCATGCTGCTTTCGTGCAAGGTGTAAGAGAAGGAGCAGGTGCAAGGGCTTGCGGAATGTATGCAGGGGCAGGAGCGCCGGCAGACAGTTACAATTTCATGCACAAGCTGAATACTGTTTTTAGTGCGGGAACGCCTGATCAGCCGGATATTATTTATACATCAGAAGGAACAGTTGGATATAATGTTAGCAAATTAATGGCAACCGATTTGAATACGGGTACGTTTCCCGGTTCAAAATACGCTATTGAATTTGACCCCGATGACATTAATACACAACAAATCAACAACCCGCCATACTTTACGGATGTTAGTTCAAATATTCTTTACGAGTATGGATCTTCATTCTTTCGCCGCGGTGGTGAGATTATCCACTTTGCTATGTCATTCCATCCTGAAAAAATCGGCCAATTGTCGGAAGCACTCTGGAAGATCAAAACCGAGTTTCTGGATAGTTCGTCAGGCATGACAGACATTGAGCAAGGAACACCTTTTAACTTCCCGATTACCAATTATACAGGTTTGCAGACGTACCGTTACTACTGGCAGGCTGGCGGCGGATCGGTTAACAAACAGGTGAAATTTAACTTGCAATAAGTCAATGAGTTATTGCTTTTTGGTATAATATTAATACAACTGTAGTGGTAAACATCCTAAGAGATATAGCAAAATTAACCCCACAAAAGGCATTGGTTTACTCCTTGTTGCTTGCTATTGGATGGCTGTCTTCACAGATGGAATCATTGCAAATTAAAGACGATGGGAAATCCGAGAAAAACGATAAGGCAATTGCAAAAAAGGATGCTAAAATTGATTCTTTACAGGCAGTAATTGTCTTTATAAAAACTGAGTGCAGCAACAAAATTGAGGCGAAGGATCAGGAAACAATTAAGGATTTGAAGGAACGCATTGCCCTGCAGCAAAAGGTTAACATTAAAGCAGGAGAAGCAGAAAGGAAAGTTGATGTTGTTGTTCAGCAGGTTGAAACGAAAATAAACCGCTTGATTCCAGAGAAAGAAGAAAAGCAAAACGATAAATGATCATGAACCTAATAAAACGAACGCTCAATTTCTTTTTACTTATAGCAACCGCGTTGACTTTGCAATCGCAGAATTCAGTCAAGTCTAAGCCTGATAGTTCAAATAGCACCGACAGCTTGCCGGAAGTTATTAAAAAAGTGGATAGCGTGGCTGTTGATTCAGCTGCATTCTACAAGCAGAAGTTTGAAGAAGAAACCAAGAAAACCGCTGCAACATCAGAGCGTATCATAAAGAAAGTGGAGAAAATACCATCACTTTTCAACAGAGCCATCAATACTGTTATGTATGCGAACAGGGTAAAGGTTGATGCGGAAAAGATTGATCCTGAGCCTGCTAATACTTTATACCCAATCATAACAATAGACACTACTTCAAAAAAAAAGTCTCCGAATAGGTTTCCATGGTTTAAAAGAAGGAAATGAACACCGATAAACTACACACACTATTTCCGAAAAGTAAAGCCATTATCCCGTATTGGGATGAGGTTTGCAGTTATGCCGAACTGATCACGAAGAAACGAACCGCTATGTTTCTGGCGCAGATCGGGCATGAATCGCAAGGCTTTACGCGCCTTGTTGAAAACCTGAATTATTCTGCTCAGGGATTGGCAAACACTTGGCCTACTCGCTATGCTGTTAATCCAAATGCATTGCGCAAATACCCGAATAAACTGGCCAAATCCATTGCTAGAAAGCCTGAAGCAATTGCGAATCACAGTTACGCAAACCGCTTCGGGAATGGCGGCGTATTATCTGGTGATGGATGGAAATACCGCGGCCGTGGCTACATGATGACCACCTTCAAGGCAAATTACGAAGCACTCGATTTCGAGTTTCAGATGGATGGCGCCATTGTCACTAATCCTGATATACTTTTAGAGCCTTATTGGGCAATCATGAGCGCAGCAGCCTTCTGGAAAAGGAACCGATTGAACCGTTTTGCAGACATTTCCGACGTAATGGGAGCACGTAAAGTTGTTAATGGCGGACTGATCGGACTGGCTGATGTTAATGAGAAATATCAACAATTAACCAGATTAGCATGAGCGAAACAGAAGTTGAGCCAAAGAAAGTAATGTCATGGATTGACTTTGGTATTTTCCCGGAGTCTTTAATGCTAACCTCCGGATTTTCTTATGATGAAATCATGGCACTTCTAAAAAAGAAAAGACAAACATCATGGGCGCAGGCATTAAGGCCGAGTAAGCCAATCGTCGAGAAATCCAAATGGCTTGCAATAGAACAAGATATGATTGATGATAAAACTGGCGACACTTACAAGTACTATTTCATTATCATAAAAGACCCGTTTGACTTTTCTGATATGTCATTCTGCACTTTGGCTCATGAAGTTTTACATATCGTTCAATTCAATTTAGTGCATCATCTGGATAGAAACAAAGAAATCGAAGCAGAAGCATATCTGCACACGCACTTGATGAAACAATGCTTGGTTGCATTAAGAAAATAGCCTAAATACTTGAATGTTAGTTGGTTAATAGGTTGATTTTGATTAACTTTAGGTAGTTCAAACACACACTATGATAAGTAATTCACCAACGGATATTATATCCAAAGAAAGAATTGTAGTCCCTCGTAAAAACCTTTACTGCTTATCCGGTGGAGGCGGAAGAGGCCGGTATCAATTCGAATTATTGAAACTCCTTGTCAATGCAGGCTACGAGCCGGCAGGTATGACAGGTACTTCAACAGGTACGCTTGGCTGCTTTCTTTACCGTGAAGGATTAATGAAGGAAGGCGAAGAAATGTATGATTTGGTCGGCAAAACGAATGCGGCTCCAATTACAAAGGCAGGACTTGCCAAGCTCGAAAACGGAAAGGTAGTTGCTAATCTGGAATACATTCAGAAGGCCGTTTTAAAAGGCATTAACATATGGGATTTGCCGAAACTTGCCTTTAAATCTGGCAGAAAGAAGCTGCTTAATCAGGTTCTGAATAATCTGAAAAGCGTGAAATCCCTTATGGATAACTCGCCATTGAAGGAAACCATTTTGGAGCTTTTAAAGAAGCGTAATCCTAAAAACATTCCATTCACTTTTAATATGACTTCCCTTAAAACAGGTGACCTGATAAGAGCATCTGTTGATGAATTCAAGGATGATATTGAACTTTATGCAGAAGCCCTGGTTGCCTCAACATCCGTTCCAGGACTTTGGCCAGGTTACAGATTCATGTATGATGGCGGAGTTCGTGAAGGAACAGGACTTGCCAAGCTGTTCGATGAAATGGATCCGGCTTATGATTACAGAATTTTTGTATTGAGCTGCAACCGCAAAGGAATGGTTGAAACCGAAAAGCTGGATAACCTTGCTGAGATCGGAGCCAGAACAATTCAGATCATGATGGATGAGGCATTGATCAATGATCTGGATTTAACGCTTTACAAAAACAAAATTGCACTTGAATACGGCGAAAAGATTGGCCGCAAGTACGTGCCGATTTACAACATTGAGTATAGCGGCAACCGGTCGGTCATGGACTTTACTGAAGAATCCTTTAATGAGCAGATACTAACTGCAAGACAGGATTTTGAAAGATTCCTTCCGACTATTCAATAACAAGAATCACAACACATACTATAATGGGAATATTCGTAGGCGTAGGAGACTTTGGGCTTACTGACATTTTAAATCAGGCGAACGCGGCACTTACGGCTGCACAAAACCTCAATAGTGCTCTTGGTCCATCCAAAACAAAAGCGCAGATCAGGACTACTGCTGATGCCTCTCCGGTTTTCACTGTCAGTGATGGTGGTCCCGGTATGCTTGCTATCTATGATCCGGCAGATACGGAATCAGCCGATGACGGAACGTCTGTTCTGATCGGAACCGCAGGCAAGCGGTACAAGCTGACAAGCCTTCAATCCCTTTTATTATCACCACTTGGTTAATACACACACAATGAAAAAAGCACTTTCAATTGCACTATTATTATTGCCGTTTCTGGCAAGTTCTCAGGCCATTGACACCTCCACAGCGGAGGGCAAGGCAAGATACTGGAACAGACAAATCGGAGCCTACCGGATTCTTTCAATGCCGGACAGGACACTGAGCCGCGCTGTTAATGCGCTTCGGTATATGTCAGCGATGAGAACGCCTTACCTGACCATGAAGGATCTCCGCTCTGGCAAGGCAGACACCGCAAGAGTCGTTCACATAGCTGACTTCGGCAGGGAAGGAATGTTTATCTACAATCCATCAAATACTACAATGGCGGACGATTCAGCCATGATTGTACGCGTAGGTAACAAAAGGTACGAAAGGCAGTACAGCGGCGCTGTCAATGCTCGGTGGTTTGGTATCACCGGCAACGGAGTGACCAATGAAACAAGGCTATGGCAGAAGATGATTGATGATCCGACCATCAAAACCATTTACTTCCCTAAACCGGCTGTCTCTTACCGCATCAATAAGCTGATCCTTAAATCAAACAAAGCTTTCGTCTTTGAAGATGGAACACAAATCAAAGGCTTGGGTCTACTGAAGGACGGCGAACGGATGTTCCGGATATATGACGTCGAAAACATATCATTCACCGGCACCAATGTTGTGATTTCGGATGTAAAAGTGAATTACACGACCGGCGAGCAGCGTCACATCTTCCTGATTCAAGGTTCCAAAAACATTAGAATAGAAGGAATCAGCGCAAACGATTCAGGTGGTGACGGTTTTTATGTTGGTGCATCGCCTCAGAATCCGTACTCGGAAAATGTCATTCTGCGCGACTGTATCGCTGATAATAATAGAAGGCAGGGTATGTCAATCATCAGTGTTGTTAACATGCTGGTTGAAAACTGCATATTCAGAAACACTAAAGGCATTGCCCCCAGTGCTGGTATCGACTTGGAACCTAACAGCGTAACCGACCGGTACCAGAACCTGCGCTTTATAAACTGCAAGACAGAAAACAACGATGGAGACGGTATGTTGGTGCTTTTCAGTAATAATACCGGTTCAATCTACCCGGTTGATATTGTAATCGAAAACATGATCAGCGTAGGCTCTGAAACCGCATTGCAATTTGCTAATTGCCGGGGAAAGCTTGGCGGCGAGATCATGGTGAAAAACTTTCACTCCCAGAATAGCAAAAGCAACGGAATACGTGTTCGTAACTGGTCGGCTAACGGGCCGCGGATTTCAGTGCAGAATTCAACCGTTTCAAATCCAAATCATTTGAACGGCTTTTCAGATTCAGGCTTTGGAGCAGGTGTTTATATTTTCCGGGAATCTACTGACGTGAGCGATACGCTGATCGGGAATGCTCATTTCTACAATTTAAAGATTGAGGATACCAAAGCACTTCCATTCATAAAAGGCGGCTTTTCCATGGGCAGTACGACGGTTCCGATCGTAAACTGTTCGCTTATCAATCCGATGAGCTTTCAGGGAGTTCCTGCAACAACTCTTGCGCGTATATACGGTGGAGGTATTCTTGTGCAGGACGATTACAATGTGCTTTCAGAGCAGGTTACCGGCGCGCTTCCGGGCGGATCAACGCTGAGTATTTCCAGTTACAGGCACTTATACCATAATCAAGGACAAGGCTCAGAGCGGCAAGTGGTACTTAACAATATGGGCCGGTACTGGAAAGCAGATCTTGTTTTTGAAGTGCGTTCACCGCAGTACCTCCGCATTAAACCGAATGCAGCGAATGCGATTTACCCGCTGTCAGCTGTGGGCGGCAAGTACATCAGAAGCAATGTAATAGGAAGCCGGATAGTGCTTAACTGGGACGCAGCAAACGCAGGCTGGACTGTAAAGAGCATGGTCGGCACATGGGAAGTTGAGCCTTAACAATTCAGGCAAGTATAAATAACACAAACACACACTGTATCAATGAAAAAAATGTTTTTAGCCGCCTTGCTTGTTATAGCAGGCTGGACCGCAGAAGCTCAGGTTAGCTTCAAGGGCAATGTTACACAGTTCATGAATGCTGGCCGCATCGTGGACATGCAGGAAGTGATTCAATCGAATCTGCCCTACACAAAAGGCAAAGGTGCACCGTTCTCGATCATGATTGTGCCGAAGTCCTCGGAGAATTACACCGAGATCTTCATGGTGAAAGGAAAGCTGTACCAGGGCGACACCGTTCAGAACATTCCTGTTTCAGTGAATGCCTGGAATTCGGTAGCTCTAATCGAGCTGAGCCTTGATAATCCTACCTTGTTTGTTTACTACAACGTCTATGTCGGTTTCGGGCAGGACATAGAAGGACTGTAAGCCATGAGACAGATACTGATATCATTATTGGTGCTTTTGTCGTGGACGGCAGAGGCGCAGCTGCTTGGCGGAGGCCGCAGAGGTGTAGTTATTATTCAGGGTGGTGGAGGTGGTGACAGTACGGCTGCACCATTGACCTCTACACGGATCGCAACGGCTTTGGGGTACGTGCCTTTGAATCCGAATGTTCCGGTTAGTGATCCTGCTTGGATTCAGTCAATATCCAAGACAAAGGTTGGGCTTGGCAATGTTGATAATACCAGCGATGCGAATAAGCCGCTTAGCAATGCCATCATCAACGCACTGTTAAACAAACAGGATGCTTTGGAGTACACGCCTGTTAATGTTGCCGGAACTTATACCGATCCTTCATTTATAAGCTCGCTGTCCAAAGCAAAAGTAGGTTTAGGGAACGTAGATAATACTTCCGACCTGAATAAGCCATTGAGTACGGCAATGACCAACGCTCTGAATGGCAAGCAAGCAAGTCTTGGCTATACGCCTGCAAGTTTAACAGGGGCTTATGCAGATCCGTCATGGATTACATCTTTATCTAAAAGCAAGGTCGGATTAGCGAATGTTGACAACACGTCCGATCTAAACAAACCCATCAGCTCGGCTGTTGCTACTGCACTTGCAACAAAACAGGCATCGCTACCTGTAGGGTCTACGACACAATATCTTCGTGGTGATGGAACTTTGGCTACGTTTCCGGACATTCCTTCAACTAATGGATTTGTAACAACAACCGGCGATCAGACAGGCATTGCGGGAAATAAGACAGCAACGGGAACATGGGCGTTTAATGCGGCGCCTACTATGGCAGGAGCTACTTTGTCCTCTACTTTGTCTGCTCAAAATATTACTTTTCCGGCCAACGGTACATATAATATTGGAACCAGTGCTACAAGAGGCGCAACAGCCTACTTCAATGCATTTGTGGGCGGCTCTGGCACTACTACATTTGGAACAGGAACAGGTACAGGTACAGTAGCAGTTCGGAAAGGAGCGTCAGGGGTTAATAGCATGGTTATTGACGGGGCAAGTAGCAGGGTGTTGTTTCAGAAGCCAAGTGCCAATCTGAATTACGATGCTGAGTTTATGACCATTGATGGTGGTGTTTCCATTAAGGGAGGAATTGCTACCAATCCAGACAGCATTCAAACATTTGCTACTAATTCAGCCGCTATTGCAGGAGGCGTAAAGCCGGGAAAAGTATATAAGACAGTCACATCAGATGGAGAGTGGCTTATGAAAATTGCTCACGCAACTGGTCAGGTGGCGGCACCAACCATTGCACCCGTTTATAGTCAGAACATTACCACCGGAACGCAAAATACTTCTACTTTAACTTTTGATGGAACGGCAAGCCGGGTTCAATGGATGACCCAAACTCCAAATAAAGCATGGAGTATGACGAAAGCCTCTAATAAAACAATACCTTTTTACAGGTTCGAGGTGAGGCCGGAAGATTGGTGGTCAGGCGATTATCCATCTGACGGAACAACTCCAACAAGTGGAAATAGCAACTGGCAAAATGGAGGCGTAAAAGAACGATCTGAATTCTATCAGAAAGAACCGGAAACAACACCACTTGATGTTCCTATCTGGACATCATGGAGCTTCTTAATTGAAGGTGACCCAACAATTGATGCTTTAAATCCAGCAGGAAACGCATTTGATAAATACGGGGCCATATTTTATGGCGAACCAACCCCAAACAAAGATTTTCTTTGTGCGCTTGGTCAATGGCATGGAAGTCCACCAAGTGGCGCACCTCACTGGGCGCTTGACTTAAATACGGTTTACGGGAAAGATTCAATTTATTTAAATACAGTAGGCGGTACTGTAAGCGGATCGGGAACAACCAAAGTAAAAGCAAGTTTCCCGATTACTCGGAATGTATGGCATAATGTTGTTGTTCGCGCAGTCCATAGCAATGATGTTAATGTTCCTAACACGGCTGATGGTGTTAATGGTGGACAAATCTCCCTTTGGGTAGACGGGAAACTCATATATGAAGGAACAAATATATCGATGGGTTATACCAACGGCTCTGATGCCGGGTATATGAAATTCGGTATTTACCGAACACGTATTACATCCACAAGGGCAACCCGTACAGCGGTGCAATATGCAAATATGGAAATAAGTACTTCCGACTTAACATCCAGAATCACCAATCCTTTACCATTAGATTAACGCACTATGGGAGATCCATTCGGCTATCAAATACCTCAGCTTTACGGCCGCAACAATAAAGTAACCACGCTCAGGACCAAGACGCATGCGGAAATGACTGCAGACAGCTTGCGCAACTCGGGCAATCCGAAGTTCTATGTCGTGGATGTGGATGAGGCAAACGGGAATGCGCAGGATGTGCTTTACTGGTGGGATGGAATCGTATTGTCACCTCTGAAAATGGAATCCGCAAACGTCACGGTTGCTACCTACGATTTAGCAGTGCCATTGTTTACCGGGCCTTCCTTCAAAAGGATCAACGTACTATCCGATACAGCCTACAACGACGGCGATAAGTCATTTTACACATACGATCCTGATTTGGGCGTGGCATTCATGGGTCTTGACTATAAATACACTGAATAATGGCATTAAAGATAAAGAGCACCAACAACAACACACTCAGCTTTTTTGATACGCTGAAAACAGACGGCAACTTCAAGACAAAGAGCGTTTCCTATTCTTTGCCAATTGGCACGGTGATGGGAACCAGTGGCAATATGTTCACCGGAAGTCAGGGATTGCGCTTTGACGAGTACCCGTCACAGGTTGGTTACATCATCAGCTTTGACATCACCGTTGATAAAGCCTGCACGATTAATGCGCAACTCACTCAGCTTTTGTCCGCCAACGTGGAAAGAACGCACCGGCAGCATAACCTGACCTGGAATCTGCAAGCGGGACAAACCAAGTTTCACACGCACAATAACTTTGTGAGTCCTGGCACCGTACTGACCTGCTACCTGAAAAGCATGCCGACACAAACCGGATCCGGCACAGGATTAGCAACGGGTGAGGTAATCAACATTTCTATCAATTATACATGGATTGAGCTGCCGAACAATACAAAGCACTCGGATGTTGACAGCATCATTCTTGGCATAGGTGATTCAATAACTTACGGTTATGGTGTTTCCCGCGCCTTCGATCTTCCATACGCGCAATGGTTCGCCAAGTTGTATAAATACTTCTGGGACAAGACCCCGAACATCAAGATGATCAACCGGGGCGTTGCGGGATCAACTGCAGAAAACATTCAGGTACTGGCCAACAATGGCTATTTGAATGTATCGGAGCCTGAGAAGGTGAAGCTTGTAACGATCATGCTCGGAACAAACACGAGCCCTGATCTGGCAACGTATCAGGCGGCAATGATGGACATTATCACCAGAGCAGCAAAGTATTATCCGAACGCTGTATTGATTGCGCTTGGACCTCCCAAGTACACCGGCGCTACTGCCAATTATGAAGCAAGGCTTGAAACATTCAGGGTTTGGCTTCAATCGTACATGGTAGGTCAATCCGGTACAAGATACAAGTA